TTCTATTTCTGGAGCATAGTTTTTGTATGGTGGATGAACTTAAAGAGGGGGGTGCTTTGCCTGAGAGTGTTGAGGATAAAAATTTGGAGGTAGAGGTGTTACCGCCTGTGTTAGCTGAGCGGCCTATGACTAAGCATCATGTTAGGGATGAGCGGTTGGCTAGTCAGATTAAAGACCTTGGGAGGCTAGGGTTGTCGAAGGGTAATGTAGCGATAGCGGCTAGGATTGGAGAGGTAGTGTTTAGGAAGTACTACTTGGAGGATTTCTTGCAGGGACAGGCTGAGATGCAGAAAGGTTTAGCTGCGGTAGCTGTGTCTGAGGCTATGAATGGTAATACGCCTGTGTTGTTGCATCTGCTTAAAACTAAGTTGGGATGGAGTGAGACTCAGGTTATTGAGCATACGGGTGAGGTAAGAAGTGTGGTTAGTGCCAAGCCTATGACTAAGGAAGAGTTTGTGCAGCGGTATTTGACGAAGGATGAAGATGTTGAAGGTTGAGTATCGGAAGAGGCGTAAGAGGGTACAAGGGAATACAGAGGAAAAGGTCTGGTACTATAGGTGTCCAAACTGTACTATGCCTAAGTTGGTAGTGACTCGGTTGTTGTACGCTGAGTGTGGTGGGAAGTATTGCAGGGGTAGGATTTACTTACCTAAGCACAAGATTAGTGAGAGTCAGTACCGAGATTTGAGTCTGTAAAGGGGTAACGGGGGATGACGTATAGCTTGGTTGGTGAGTTACCCAGGCATATCTACTGCTATGTGGATAGCACTTACACGCATACATGGCCGAATGGGTATATACCTTGTGTTTGGTTTGGCTTGGTTTCGTATCCAGGCAGAACGTGGGGATGTACGGTGATGTTAGAGTGTGGAGCTATTTATAGGAATGTTCCAGCTCATGCCATAGCTTTTGACCAAGTTCCTGTAGAGCGTTGGGCAGCGGATGAGGCTCAGACGTGGAACTGTTATGGAGAGCAGTTTACTACTATAGAGTACAAGTACCTTGCTGGATTGGATTGTAAGGTTAAGTGCAAGGACATTCCTTACGAAGGTACTTACCTGTTTACTGCTGCTCCTATCGGGGATGGGTATAGTGCCTATCCAGAACAGGCTAAGGAGTTTTGTTTTATCAAGCTAAAACTAGGCAGATTGACGGTGCAGCCTACTAACCATGTTGTGTTTAGAGAGCGTAGTTTTACAGATAATAAGCTGGAGTTTCCAAGCGGATTACGACGACAAACGGACGTGTGGAGTGCAGAATGAAAACAGTTGAAGAGTTGGCAGAAGAATACGCAAACACAGTGCATGACTTACTTGTCAATAAAGACATACTTACTCAAGTAATTGTTACTGCCTATAAGACTGGTCATACGGCTGGCTTTGAGTCGGCAATGAAAATACACGATTGCGTTGCAGAGTATGTTGCAAAAAAGGAAGGAATACATACCGAAGTAATTACGCATGAGCCGTTGCTAAAGGATTACAAATGAAAACACCTGAAGAAATGGCACAGGAATACATGGATCAGGATAAGGTGATTTGTGACGCTATTAACCACGCTGCTGAACATCTGGTTAAAGCAGCTTTTATTGCTGGTTGTGAAGCCGTACAAAAAGAAGAGCGGTTAAAACTGGCAGAGCTTTATAGTCATGGTTCTGACGTACAAAAGATTGCATCTGTATATTTCAAAAACAAAGGTATTGAAGGTGCTTTGCTGGCTTACGCTGAGAATAGGTTTATTGACGGCTACCAAGCCGCAGCGCCGCAGTGGATCTCGGTAAAGGATCGGTTGCCGGAAGATAGTGATGATTTATCAATTATGCTGGTGTGGCGTAGCATTGAACACGACTACGATACTGTAAGATGGAGATACCAGCAGGGATGGGATTGCGTTATCCAAGATAAAGCAACAATCACCCACTGGATGCCGCTACCTAAGCCACCGGAGGAAAAATGATTGCGATTGGTTGTTTACTGGAGGCGTTTTTACGGTTTCCAGCCTCGATAAACATTTACAGACTAACCGAAGACGAACCGTGGTAGGAATCTGACAATCGCATTTTTTTAGAGGATAAATGGGCATTGAGCATAGAATGAAGGATGAAGCACCACACGCTAGGCGGTGTCCCTGCTGTCTCCACCTAAGCACGTTATCAACCAAAGATGGCGAGGATTACTACTTTTACTGCCAAAATCCCAACTGTTCTGTAGAGCGGATTTATGGAAGTAATGCAGTAATGACGTCTGGCAATCACATGGTGAAACATGACGATACCTAAGTATTGGAAGTGTCCACACTGCGAAGAAGTGCACATGATGGAAGAAGGCTTCCTGCCTGATCTCACCTTTTGTGAAGAGTGTGATGTAGAGGTAAGTCCAAAAGACAATGAAATGGATGAACTCGATTTCTGGTCTTACTGTAACGAGCTTAAAAACGGGTATTAGTGGATAACTACCAGCCTGACATTGACGAGCATATTGTATGGGCACCACAAGCTGGTCCACAGGAAGCTCTAGTTCATTGTCCGATTACCTTAGTTGGTTATGGTGGTGCACGAGGTGGGGGTAAGACTGACGGCGTTTTGGGTAAGTTTGCTATCAAACAGGAGCAACTTGGCAGTGACTTCAATGCGATATTTTTTCGAAAAGAGCTGCCTCAAGCGGATGACCTTATCGAGCGAGCAAAGCAGATTTACCTGCCGCTCCAAGCGCACTGGCAAGACCAAAAAAAGCAGTTTACGTTCCCTAAAGGCGGTCGTTTGCGATTTCGTCCTATGGCCAATGATGCGGATGCTGAAAAGTATCAAGGACAGAATTTATGCGTAGCTGTTGGTACTCGCATCAGAATGGCAGATGGCTCATTTAAGCCGATAGAAGCTATTCAAATAGGCGATATGGTGGCAACCTTATTAGGACCACGAAAAGTAACAAATTTAACTACGCCTTACATGGCTCCTTGCGTCGAGAGCCAGGTTTTGGACCAGGACGGCAACGTGGTGGGGGTTCAGAAAAATCCCATTTGGCACCCTGTTTTGACGGCACACGGAGTTTCTTCCATCTCTGCAAACTCCTTGCAACACAAGTCTCAGAAACGCCATATCGACCAGCAATCTTTGCGATGGGCACTATCTGCTTGTAACGTAGATCGTATATTTCCCGCATATAAGGGTCTAAAGAACCAGGCTTGGTTCTCTTGGAAAGAAGATAAGAAAACTTATTGTACAGAGTCATTGGATGACACCCTAAATACGCAGCAGCTTGATTCGTTGTCCGTCCCTGTAACGCTTCACGCACCGACTGTTCGGTTAGCTCGTAAGCTCGCACATTCTTCCCACGCCGCTTCCACTGAATGTCATGCTCCTGGCAAATACGACGAACCGTTGTCGAACTCATGCCTAATGAAGCAAAAGATACGGCAGGGTTTTGAGCAGCTTGACGCACTTTTTCAACCAGTTCTGGGTTCGCTCTCCACGCTTTGTGATGTTCCTTTAAATGTTCAGACCAAGACGCAAACAACTGCAAATTCTCAATGCGATTGTCAGTCTTGTCGTGATTTATGTGATGAACATTCTCTCCAGGCTGTAGAAAACGGCCAAGGTAAACTTCCATTACAAGACGGTGCTGCTGAATTGTCCCATGCATTGAACGGGGATGAGTTGGGCACCATTCAAAAACATAACCCTGAGCGTTCAGAGTGGTGGGTGCATCCCTATAGCGGCAAGGCGTTTTATCTCGCTGAGGATGTTGTTTTTGGAAAGATGGTAATGACATATGTTGGCACTCAATTAGTTACTGATTTAACTGTTGAAGAAGCTAACCATTATATATCAGATTGCGGCCTCATCAACAAGAACTCCGACTGCGCCATAGAAGAAGCCGGTAACTATTCCGATCCTAGCTGCATCTGGAAGCTCTTTGGAGCGTTGCGAGGCAAGGGAGGTGGGCAAGTTATCCTTACCTTTAACCCTGGCGGTGTAGGTCATGGATGGCTCAAAGAGCTGTTTATTAAGCCAGCACCTAAAGGCATGAAGGTTTTGCGTAAAGACCTGCCTAATGGCGCAGGGTTTGATTACATCTACATTCCAAGCAGAGTACACGATAATCAGATTCTGTTGGCTCGTGACCCCGAATACATTAACCGCCTACACATGGTCGGCTCTCCAGAGTTGGTACGAGCGTGGCTAGA